GTTGAGCTTTGTTTTACGCCAGCCACGTTTGAACCCAAAGTTACAAGCCTTGGATAACACAGACAGCTTCTTGTTGATTGTGCAATTCCCGTTGCCTTTCCGTTTGAAGAAAGAAATCAGGTCATCAACAAGATTGTCATCAATCTGGCTGGCGAGACAGTTCCTACCCACGACATCAACAATCTCTTGTGATGTGCGGATGGCAGTCATGCCCCAGTTAGTTTCAGACCAGTACCTATCGGCTGTTTTGTTGAACAACTCAGCGACAGTCATGGCCTGTGGCATAGCACACTCAGGGTCAGGCAGAGGTAAGCCTTTGGATATGGCATCCTCAACCTGAACAAGCATGGCATCAGCCTGTTCTTGTGATGGGTAATTATGGCGAAACTTGATGCCCTGTTTACGGACATCGACTTGCCACTTGTTACCCCTTTTGCGTACTGGCATAGGCAGTCTCCTATATTAATGCAGACAGAGACTTGGCGAAACGTGAGCCTTTGGCAGTCAGCCTCACCAGCTTTCGTCTGCGTTCCATTGGGTCTTCATAAGCTTCAAGAAGCTCTTGACCCTTCTTGCGGTGGCGTGACCAGCTACCCAGCCATGCCACGTTGCGGCTCACACTGGATTGTGCAAGCCCCAATTCGTTAGCTATATCTTGCATCTTTATGGGTTTCGGATTTTTAGCAACCACCAGAAATACTGCCACGGTTTGTGTCTGTATCTCTGGGTCTAAATCTCGAAACTTCTCTATCACTTTCAGGATTTGTGATAGTGCTTCCTGCTTCTCCGTTACCCGTGCCATTGGTTTGACCATTATGTCTCCATGATGGTGGTGTATAGATTACCCGTATCTTACGGATGTACAAAAAGAGTTCACCTCGCTCACATTCCCATCCGCATATTGAAGAATTGTCCTTGTTGTACTCAACGTAGACACTCCCCAACAGCGGAAGCTTAACATACCTATATCTCATTCAAAGAACTCCATGTAAAATGAACCATATCTTAATTGAAGCATAATATGCAAGAGTGGATTGAAATACTCAAGCGAATACTCGCATTGCATACCATGCTGGCATTTCGGTGTACTTCCACTTAGCCATGTATGCTTTAGCACCTACATAATAATTGTGATAGGACTCAACGGAACAGTCTGTCTTGTACTCGTCAGGCATAGCTGGTGGTGGTGGCGTAAAGCCAGCATCGTCAATGTTGTCAGGGATGACAGCCAAGATGTCAACGTACTTGGTATAGACATGAGGTGTGCCGAAACGTAACAGCTTTTGTGCTAGTAGGTGAACAAGAAGCTGTTGCATCCATTGATAATGGTCAACGCTAGAGCGTACCCATACGGTTGACGGGTGATTGTAGTGTGTTGACGCTACAAGCCCCACACTGTCAGCCCACTCGTCACCGTCAAGCATACGGTGTGCGGTAGACATCATCTGTACAGTCTCTTTAATCATAGCATTAACGTGCTTGTCACAGTGATATGCGGCGGCAATCTCTGGGTCATGGTCAAGGTAAAATATATTCATAGCCAGTCCTCTCTCTGTTGAAGTTAAACTAGAAGGGAACATGATGCGTGAGGTAAGGACACCATGCTCCCATCTAGTGCAACTCCCGTCATCACCCTGCCGCTTACAGCATCAGATTGCTACGTAGACTATCGACTACCCCTCTCAGGGCATCCGTCCCAGTTATTTGTTAGGCCACTGGAAATGGCTTACCCTGTTAAATATAGAGGGAACAAGATGGTGTCAAGAGGGTTTGTAAATTATTTTTCTGAGGGAACATGATGACGGAACATGACGGAACAAGATGCAATCTGAAGATGATTAGGGGTGTTTTATAATGTTAGCCTCGACTAACTTTTGACTAGGTTGGCAAAAATGTTAGCCTAGACTAACTTTGTTAAAGGGCACAAAAAAACCGCCAGTTTTCACTAGCGGTTTAAATGTATCAGTGGATAGTTTACCCAATAACAAAGCCTGATTTATCCTGTTTAGCCTTCCCCTTGGCATATAATGCGACAACGTGCCCGGGCTTGTCTAAAAACCGTAAATCATCTGCATCACCGTCTAAAACTGGCAAGCCTAAGAATGTCTTAGGAATGTCATTTTTACGGCGAAAAACTACAGCCATATTTTTGCCTGTAGTTTTGGCGGCCTGTTTAACAAGGTTGGCATATTCCGGGTTTTTCTCAGAATATGACAAGGTTAAATGATAGTTAGCTGGCAAGCTACCATAAGCCCGTTTTATGTCTTTAGTGTAGTCATAAAACTGAACCTCTGGAAAATCTTGCATAATACCAAACCGTTCAAAACGAATATCAGACGTTCCGTTCAACCGAACGCAAGCCTGAACCCCTTTCTTGCGGCAATATTCTGCAAATTTTGCAATATCAGCCCGTAAATAATCCAAGAATAAATCCCGGTTATCACGGTATAATATTGTTTTGCGGATGCGTGCCGCCTGAACATTGCTAAAAGCACCCCGGCCAGCCGTATATAAGCAAGCCTTATCACAGCCAGCCATGACAGCCATAGGGCATAAGTTTATCCCTTCAACCTGTTTAGCTGGTGCAAGATATAGGATAGCGGTCAAAAACTCTGAACCGTCACCTTTAACAGTCTTGGCATTATTACCAACACCCAACAATTTATATTTACTCATAGTTACCTCACTAAATGTTAGCATCCACTATAGGATTAAATCCGACAGTGGATATATCAAGACAAATTTAGCAAGGCTTATCAGGTATCACCGTATTGCTACGGTGACCCCGTTGAAGTTTACCAGATTAGAAGTAGCGGAACAGCTACCATCCAAGCCGTTGTTAGGCTAACGGCTAGAAGAAACTTTGCGATTTTTATCATCACGTTTTGCCTCTCTCTTTTTCTGTTTATAATCTACCCACTTTTTCTTGCGAATATTGCGGATAAGCTTTTCCTCATTACGTTCCCAATATGCTGGCATTACTTCACCGCCAAATAACGCTGATTTAATGTTCTGCCAGTAGCCGGGAAAGCATAGGCTGATAACTTGCCGAAATGAAAGCCTATTGAGTGCTTACCAAAAGACAGGCCAAAACGGTTATCACGGGCACGGCGGCGAGTAAGCCAGCGGCGAGAAATAACAACAGCCAAAGACAAGGCTAAGATTGCGGCGATAGTTACATAAAGATTAGTCATGATTTACCTCACTAGGTTTTGAGTGAAGAAAGATAGGTCTAAAGCTTTCCCCTAGGCTTTGAACTAGGCTATAGGCGCTACTAGTTTTTCCCGGACTGTCCCGGCTATCTTTCTTCACAAGGTGATACCGGGTAGCAACCCGGCAAGGTATCAAAAGGTGATACCTGATAAACCTTGCTAAATACTATATTCACAATGTCAAACAACGCTGTCCGGTGTTCTGGACTATCTCTTAGTTACACGACTGTTTAAAACGTGTAAACCCCTAAAATGCACAAAAAGAAAAAAAAACAGACCACAATACAAACAAGGCCAAACAAAAAACCAAAAAGGCTATCTTATTTATGCCCGTTCGATTGCTATTCTGTCGGAAAGCCTTTTGTTATAACGATTGCCAGCCAAGGCAGTGACAAAAGCAGTGACAATGGGGGGCTGGCCTATCAAAAAAATGATGGCTGGCAGGGGGCGAAGGGGGTCTTTGTGGCCGGGACACTATACGTACCCCCCTCAGATTTTTTTATTAAATTTATTGGTAGGTGATATTCTCTAGCAACTTAAACTTAGCCGCTTCAAGCATCATAATGATGGTATCTATTTCAGAGTTAGACCCTATAGACAACCCATCGTCATCATAAGACAGAACTATAACAGCCGATTTATCATCAATCATGCCCTTAATCTTGTCTTCAACGGTCTCAAATAGCTTAACTACATTATCATCTTTAGCCATAATGGTATCTATAGTCCTCTCATAGTGTATCTATAGGTGTGTTCTTCCTACTTCTTCTTCTAATTAAATCTTGTAGGTCACCTATAGGTACATCTATCTAATATGGTGGGTATTAATGTCTGAGGCTAATCCAGTTCTCTGACTGAGGCTTTCTTCCTACAGCAGATTGCATAAACTTTTCTAGCTCTCTGTCCAATAGTTCCCTCTTGTGGTCTCTTACAGCGTCCTGAATGTCTCTATCTAGCGTCTCTACCCAGTAGTTTACAGCTATAGAGAGAGCATCAAGTCTATCATCGTGTATCAAAGAGCCTTTATCTCTGGTCAACCTAGTCAGTTGGTAGAAGAGTTTGTATTTAAGTTCTACATCACTCTGATAGTCAGCTAAGATTACCTTCTCGTCCACCACAAGTCTGTGTTGGTTGAGGATAGGCTCTAGTGTGTCTATCATCCTCTTCTCTTTACTGGTGTTGTGTCTCACCTCTTCGATGGTCACAGGGTGAACCCTAGTCAACACAGGCTTCAACAACTGGGTAAACATACCGTCACCGAAGTTACTCTCTGTGATAATCTTATTGACGTTCTGTTGCTTGGCAACCTTACTGAGAACCTCTAGGCTCTCCTCTGAGTAGCCATTCTGTAGGCCACCAGCGGCTGTCAGGTACAACTGACCCTTCATCATCTTGACCACAGCGTAGGCTGTCTCGTCCTTACCCCGTCCAGCAGGGTCAATGGACATCACAGAGCCATCCCACGGGGCTGTATCGCCCGATATAACCATAGGTGTACACCAATAGTCACCCTTCAGCCCCACATTAGGTAGGTGCTTGGCGGCATCTATCTGTTCTTTACCCGAAGCCCACTGTACTTTTACAGGGGCATCTGCCCAACTAGAGCTTCCAGAGATGACCATAAAGTCATTAAGTTTGAGAGGATACTTGTCAGCGTCTGAGAGGCTAACGTCCAGCATGAATTGAAGAGCAAATCCAGATTTTCCATATGACGCTTCCCTTTCGATTAAGTCATCAGAGTCGAATCGCTGGGGGTCTGTAGGCTCACCATCTTTGTCATCTATATCAGCAACTATGGGTGCTAGTTTGTACCCAAAGGCTGTCTTCAGCCTGTCATCTGGATACCGGGAAGGCCAAATCCTTGTCTTGTAGCCACGTTCATCCAGCAGATTATAGATAGACATCTCAGTCTGTGGTGTACCTAGAAAGACAATCCGTCCCCCCGGCTTAATAATAGCTTCAAATTCTTTGATTGTTTCAGCCAGCTTGTCACGCATCATCTGTGTCATAGAGTTATTAGCAGACTCTACGTCATCAGCAATGATGAGGTCTGCACGAGACCCCGTAAGCTGTCCTGTGATACCCAAAGATTTAACTGATGGAGCGTGTGATGCCTTTGCAGGGGCTACATCAAAGCTAATCTTAGACATTCTCTGCCCATCCTTGGGTTTCAGATGGGCTAGTATGGGCATCTCATGGATGAGACGAAGGGTAAAGGTAGAGAAATCATCTGCCCTTGTCTTCGATGCTGATACCACTAGGATGTTTTTCTGTGGGTTCAGC